TCTGCTATTTCGATTACTTTAGTGGTGCTTTTCATTCGACACTCCTCCTTTTTAGCTCCTGGACTTGTGACCAGGACCGGCTCTGACCGGTGTGCATTAGACCGGTTACCCGGCCCACTCTGCTAGTTATTGGTGTCATCCCACTTTTCACTGTAATAATCGGTGCAAAAGTTAATTTTTGAAAAATCTCCAGTAATCATTGCCGTTCTAATCGCCATAATTTCTTCGTGCCCGAATCTTGCAATTTGTAAAGCTCTAACAACGTGACCCATACCAATTTGTGTTTTTTCTGGTTCTGGCTCAATCCAGATATTTACTACTTTTTCGCCATATTCTCCTGTTAACACTTCAAGCCTGTCGCCAAGGTCGCATATTCTGTTATAGTGGTTCAGCTCGTAATGTCTGTAAATATCATAACCTGCTATTTCGCTTGCTTCTGCATCCTTTTCATAGTCTGTCGGGAAAATCCGGTTTGCCTCTACCCATGCTTGCTCTTTAGTGTTTACTATCATGTATTTCTCCTTCCCCTTCACCCTGGGGGCCGGGTATTCGTTGGCGTTACCAACCTCTTGTATATAATATATCATGTACCGTTGGCGTTGTCAACACAATTAAACAGGATAATACGACAATTCGGCAGGCAAAAACGACCGTTCGCCGGAAAGAATAAATTTTAGGCAAGGGCAAATAAATTTAGGGGGAAAATTATGAATCAAAAGATTGAAAACAACTTTATTTATCACGCACCAAAAGAAGGACAACCTGCGAAGTATGAAACTATTAGAGGGACGGCAAAAGAATTAGCTTACTGTTTTGATGCCAATTGCCCAGAATCAAGAGAAAAAGCATTAGCCATGACCAAGCTTGAAGAGGCCGTCATGTGGGCAAATGCTGCAATAGCAAGAAACTAGCAACCGGCACGCCCTTGCCAATTAATTTTAAGTAGGTGATACCGATTGATAACTATAGGCGAATATATAGCATTTCATCAATCTGAAATATTCAACCGGCTGCAGCTGATTGCCAGGACGCCGAAGATATCCCAGGTTATTGATAACGAAGAACCTCCGGAAGAGTTCAACCGGGAGATAGAGCGCCTAATGCGGCATGATTCGTTTGAGCGCCGGAATGGAGCTATAAAGCAGAGAGGATGGGGTAGAGGATGACCATAAAACCTTTAGACAATCCCTGCCGAGACTGTTGTATGGGTTGTGATAAGGATAAGAATGCCTGTGAGAGCCGTAAAGAGCGCAGGAGAGCGATAGATAGGAGTATATATAAGGCTCGGAAGGGGCATGGCAAATGATTAAGATAAACAAGCAAGAGGCTATCAGTTGTCGGAAGCTAGGACGCAAGGTGAAGCGGACTAAACACTGTTGGTATTTGATTAAGTCTAATCATTAAAAGTTAATCATTTGCGGAGGTTGGTGGTGAAATGCGGTGGCAAGAGAAGTTAATCCAAATAGAGAAAAGGCAAAGCAGATATATATTGAGCATGCCGGGAACATCACTAATCGGAAGATAGCTGAGGCACTGGGAGAAGATGAAAAGAAAATAGCCGTTTGGAAGCAGCGGGATAATTGGACTAATACAACAGTTACACCGGCGAATGTTGTACAACAGAAGAAGGCCAACAAAAAGAATGTTGTACAACAAAGGAAGAAGAGTACATCAAAAGAGATTAAGAAGTCAACTGAAGAGGTCAAAAACAATCTAACAGTTAAACAAGAGAAATTCGTTCAAGGCTTATTCAGCGGACTAAGCCAAAGGGAAGCATATAAGCAGGCGTACAACTGTGAGAATTGGACAGATAATGCAATTGATGTTGAGGCAAGCGTGTTAGCCAATTCTCCTAAGATATCCCTAAGAATAAGAGAATTAACGGACGAACTAAAAGAGCGTAATATGGTAACGGTTGAAAAAGTTTTGGCAGAGCTTGCTAAGATAGGTTTTGCTGATATAAAGGACTTCCTGGAGTTCCGCACAGAAAAAACGGTGGCCGGGCGTAATGATGATGGCACTCCTATATTCGAGTACCAAAACATTGTAGAAGCTAAACCAAGCGATCTAGTGGATGGGACACTAATAAGCGAAGTAAGCATTGGTAAAGATGGGACATTTAAATTTAAGTTACATAGCAAAGATACTGCCTTAGACAAGATGGGTAAATATTTAAAGATGTTCACTGATAAAAAAGAAATATCCGGGCCAAATGGAGGCCCAATAGAAGCTAAAACAACGCATGATCTATCAAAATTGTCAGACGAGGAGTTGAATCTCCTTGAGCGAATCATCGAAAAATCTGCCGAGTAGAGAAGAAATCCAAAAAGAAAAGGCGCGTAGAAGCTCTGACTATTTCATTCAAAACTTTGTCAAAATAGAGGACCGGGACGCTGCCGAACAAGGTGGAGAAATTGCGGTTCCCTTTACTTTATGGCCGGGGCAGTTAAAAGCTCTGGCTATTATTCTGATTACCAGACTGTCAGTTATTCTCAAGGCCAGACAACTTGGTTTAACCTGGCTTGCATTGGCCTATGCTGCCTGGAAAATGGTGTTTAATGCCGGGTACTCTGTTGTGGCCTTATCCAAGCGTGAAGATGATGCAAAAGAACTAGCCCGGAGGTTGGCTTTTATCTTACGACATTTACCCCGATGGATGGCACAGGAAAAGAAATTTACTGAACCGGGGTTTGCTGGACCGATTTGGGAGGCAACGACACTTACGGTTACTATTCATCACCCTAATGGGGAACCATCCACGTTCAAGGCGGAGACATCCGGCCCGGACTCAGGGCGGTCATTCACGGCAAACCTAGTCATACTTGACGAATGGGCATTCCAGCAATTTGCGGAAGAGATATGGGCAGCCTCTTATCCCACGATCAACCGGCCAACAGGTGGACAGGTCATAGGGTTATCAACAAATAAACGAGGGAGCTTGTTTGAAAAGACCTGTCAAGACTCAATAGCCGGGAAAAATGGATTCAACCTGATATTTCTTGATGTATTTACCGACCCGCGCCGGGATCAGGAGTGGTATGCACAAACAAAGATTGATCTACCTGATAGCTGGATGCAAGAATATCCTGAGACAATCGAGCAGGCATTTTCAGCTGGAGAAGGGACAGCGTTTCCTGAGTTTTCACCTGATATTCATGTTATTCCATCGAAAACAATCCCAAAATGGTGGAAAAAATGGATGGGACATGACCCGGGGTATGATAATCCATTCGCGTGGTACTGGTTTGCCGTGGATAACAATGGATTTGTACATATCTACCGGGAGTACACGAGAGAAAATGGATCTTCAAAGATATTCTACTCCGACCAGGCTCAAAGAGTCGTTGAGCTATCAACCTATACGGATTATGACCCAATGACCATGGAAGAGTCCGAGAAACTGGAGGACATTGACTTTATCGTCGGCGGCAAAGATGCCTTTAATGCATCCAGGGAGACCAATAAAACATATGTTGATTATTACCAGGATGGTGGCTTAACAATAGGGTTCATCCCGGCCATGACCGATAGAAAACTAAGAAAAACCACTTGGCATGAATATTTGAAACCCATACCTGACCCTGAGAGGCCAGGTAAATTCATTTCTAAGGTGAGAATCCACGATTGCTGTAAGGAGTTGATAAAAACTTTGCCGCAGCTTATTAAAGATGAACATGATAGTGAAAAGGTAAAAGATAATCCAGAGATAGATAACCCTTACGATGGCGCAGGATATGGGCTTATTGCTTATCATGTGAAGCAGTCTAAGCCGCCAAAGGATGAGAATAAAACAGAGGTAGCCAAGCTCAAGGATAACCTTGCTAAACTCAACCGAAGGTTTCAGCGGAGGATGTAAAGGAGGCGAAAACGCCATGTGGAATGCGCCACTGGAAGCTGAAAAGCTTCTGGCACAGCATTTATTCTTTTTGAGAAGGACTCGGCATTCACCACAGCAAATGATCGAGTATTTTGCCCAGACAAGTCAGGAAATAAAGGCATTTGACTGTTTTGAAACCGTCGAAAATCTATATCTGCTTTGCTATAACAATTCTGAAGGCGAGAAACTACGGATATTGGGTATTTTCTCTGAGGATGTTGCTGATTCTCTAATTTGGCAGTATCAGCAAACAGGCAAGATACGACATTTAGCTTTGGAGAGACAATGTTTTGACGTGTTTAATCCAGATGGCTTATTTAAGTTTAAACTGGATAAATGCTTATTTAAACTTTATGTTAGGAGGCGAAAACGCTAATGAATCTATGCGAGGCTTTTAAACCAAATAAACACTCGAGAGATCTAAGAAGTCATTGCACCATATCAGTCACGCCATGCCCGTACGATGGAGATTTGGACCAATGTCCTAACGGACCAATTGTCGGCACAGTAAAAGAGTTAATTCTCGACAAAATCAAAAACACCCTCACGCCCGAAGATGCCAACCTAATCCACTACTGCCGCAAGTTTGGGCACGGTCAGCTTACGGTCGAACTGCAAAAAGGCCGGCCGGCATTCATCGAGAAGGTGCATGAGCGCATCAAGCTATTCGAAGGCTCAATAAAATAACCTGAAAACAGGAGGTAAGAACATGATAAGACGTAACAACCCGGCCAACGTCATTGCAGACGTAGCCAAAAAAGAGGGCACAACCTACCACAGCATTCTGCGTAAGCATAATCTAGTTGTCCGGATGCACAATCCTGCTTTGGACAAGCACGAGGCGTATATGCGTAGGTGCGAGGCAAGGAGGATGC